GAAGAGTTTAAAGACAAAGCAGCGACAATCTTTGAAGCTGCTGTTAAATCGAAGACTCGCGAAGAAATCACTCGTATTCACGAAGGAATGACTTCTGAGTTTGAAGTAAAACTGGAAGAGTCGGTTGAAGCTCTTACAGAAAAAGTAGATACTTATCTCAACTACGTTGTAGAGGAATGGACGAAAGAGAACGAGTTGGCAATTGAGCGCGGTTTGAAGGGCGAGATTGCAGAAGACTTTATCTCTGGACTGAAACAGTTGTTTGAAGATCATTATATTGACGTGCCTGATGAGAAATATGACGTTCTCGAAGCACAGTCTGAAAAAATTGCTGAACTGGAAGAAAAGGTTAACAATGTCATGGAGCAGAATATCGCTCTTACCTCTGTTAAGTCTGGTCTGGTTCGGGAACAGGTCATCTCGGAAGCTTGCGAAGATTTGACCGATACTGAAATTGAGAAGTTCAAGTCTCTTACAGAAGATGTTGACTTTGCTGACGAAGAGTCCTTCAAAGCAAAACTCGACACCTTGAAGGAAAGTTATTTCCCAAAGATGATTGTTGAACAGAGTTTTGATGATGAAGACGGTGGCACCGCACAGGACATTGATACGACTGAAGCAATGAGCGCTTATATGTCGGCAATCAGTCGTAACAAAGCACGTGCCCAATAATATTATTAACGGATGTAATTAAAAAAGGAGAAACAAATGTTTCAGACAGAACATCTACAAGAAAAGTGGCAGCCAGTCCTAGAACACCCCGATCTTCCGAAGATTGAGGATTCTTACAAGCGGGCCGTTACCACTCTCATCCTAGAAAACCAAGAAGCTGCAATGCGTGAAGACCGTGGTTTTCTTGCAGAAACAGCACCAACCAACAGCACTGGTGGTTCGATTGACAATTGGGACCCAATCCTGATCTCCCTCGTTCGCCGTGCGATGCCTAACCTTATCGCGTATGACGTTTGCGGTGTGCAGCCAATGACAGGTCCAACGGGTCTGATCTTTGCGATGCGTTCCTCGCTCACATCTTCCGATGGTGCAGAAGCTCTCGTTGACGAGTCCTTCCCAGGCGCACAGGGTCGTTCGAACCAGAACGCTGCCGGTACAATCGGTGGTGGCGATGTTGGTGGAACAGAAACCAACCCTGCTGTTCTTAATGACAGCCCTGCCGGTACTTACACAAGTGCCACAGGTATGACGACTGCTCAGGCAGAAGCCCTTGGTGATAGCGGCACGAACGCTTTCGCTGAAATGGCCTTCTCCATTGAGAAGTCAACGGTTACTGCGGTTTCCCGTGCGCTCAAAGCTGAGTACACGATGGAACTCGCACAGGACTTGAAAGCTATTCATGGTCTTGACGCCGAAACAGAACTCAGCAACATTCTGTCCACAGAAATCCTTGCTGAAATCAACCGTGAAGTTGTTCGTTCGCTGTATGTTACAGCGGTTGCGGGTGCTCAGGTTAACACAACTAACGCTGGTATCTTTGATCTGGACACCGACTCGAATGGTCGTTGGTCGGTTGAGAAGTTCAAGGGTCTGATGTTCCAGATCGAGCGTGATGCCAATGCGATTGGTCAGCAGACTCGTCGCGGCAAAGGTAACATGCTGATCGTTTCGGCTGACGTTGCTTCTGCTCTTCAGATGGCTGGTGTTCTTGATTACACGCCTGCTCTGAACAACAACCTGTCGGTTGACGACACATCCACCACATTCGCTGGTGTGATGAACGGTCGTTTCAAGGTCTATGTTGACCCGTATTCTGCAAACGTCGCTGCTTCTCAGTACTACGTCTGTGGTTACAAGGGCACATCGCCTTACGATGCTGGTTTCTTCTACTGCCCATACGTTCCGCTTCAGATGGTTCGTGCGGTTGGTGAGAACTCCTTCCAGCCCAAGATTGGTTTCAAGACCCGTTATGGTCTTGCTGCTAACCCATTCGCTGCTGCGGGTGCGGCTGCTGCTGGTGACACGGTTAACACCGATGCTTCGCTGGATGCGAACACCAACGCTTGGTATCGTCGCGTTAAAGTCTCTAACCTTATGTAAAATAAGGGGTCTAACAGACTTGGGGGAGAGCTTCGGCTCTCCCCTTTTTTGTTGACAACACATTGAAATCACTCTATACTATAAATATAATATAAAGGAGTGATAATATGGCTGCTCTACAATCTGGTGATTTTAAAAAGATGGCGTCTGGCGGCCCATATGCTGGATTGATGCGTGATGATATTTTTCTCAAAAAAATAAAAGATAAAAAAGATTTTGTCATAGGCACAACTAAAGTTGGTCAAACAATTGTAGGTGTGGAATATGATAAAAAAGAAAGAGTTCTTCTTTACTATAAAAAGAACGATAGCAAAAAAAATCTACTTGAAATAAAAGCAACTAAGATATTTAAAGATAAAGATTTTGGTGGCGGTGGTGGTTCAGGCGGTGGAGCAGACGATACTGCTCTTACCGAATCTCTACAGTGTTTTTATTGTGCATATGTTTTTAACAAAGCAAAACGCAAAGTTTCGTCTGTATCTAATAAAGAGTTAGAAAGTACAAAAGATTGTGCTTATACAGATAAGTCATTGAAAGATTGTTTGGATAAGGGCCCAGCTGATTGGGTAGAGACAGACGTATATATAAAAACGGCAAATTTACTTTGGGAGAAATTTGGTAGAAAGGTTTCGGGAAAGGTATATTTTCACAGAGGTTCTACCTTTATGACAAATCTATACAAAGCAAAAACTACATGTCATAATATAGACAGGAAATCTAAAAAACCACAAGCGCCAGGTTCTTTCTCTCACGATAAGTGGAATCCAGGCGATATCTGGATGAGTACACTACGGCCAACAGACAGACCTCTAGATAAATTTACTTCTAGTTGGGGAACGCTTAATGATAAAGTTGCAGAACTTGCAGGAGCAAAAAACTCTTCAGATAAAACAAAACTATTAGGTATTTCCTTGAAAAAAGTTGCTGCAAATTCATCAGCAACTATTACTTACTATAAAATTCCAAATGCAACTACAAAAAAGAAATATACCTATGGTGGTTATAAGTATGGTAAGACAGGTAACTTTTTCTCATCACAAGACATTTACATAGAAACTAATTCTGGTGAAATACAATTTAGAACCTTTGGTGGTTCTACTTCTTGGCAAGGTGAAATTAAAGGAACCGCAGCTGCCGCCGGTAAAATTGGTGGGGGTAATGTTAATTTTTATACGGACCAAGTTTTGGGTAAAGAATTTCTTCCCCAAGCAGGCGAGTCTCAACTATTTCTAGAAGCATCAAAAGATGATTATCCAGAAAAATTATATGTTCTATATAAAAAATATAATGCAGGACAAAGAGTAAATGTTCCATTAATGGAGTTTAGCGAATTTCAAAATAAATTTGCCACGGAAACAAATCTAAATTGGAGAAATAGTAAAATTGTTTGTATGAAATTTTTAGATGTTTTAGAATCATCACCAAAAAATAAACAAGATGAATTTATAAATCTGTTGTATTTGTATGGATCGTCTGATACTGATCAATCAAGTTATTTCATAAAGATATCATAAAGGACTAAATAGTATCATGGTTACATCAACATCACCGCTCGCAAGACAACCAGACCAGCTGGACTACGCTAGTCCATCTCAGTTTCGTTTTGGTATTAAACAACTGCCGGACGTTGAATTTTTTACTATTGATGCTACCTTGCCTGGTATCACAGCAACATCTGTAGATTTTAATACACCCTTCAAGGATATTCCATTACAGGGTGATAAACTAACATACAATGATCTCACTATCACGTTTATTGTTGATGAGTACCTTACAAACTATCAAGCGCTTCATAACTGGATGACAGGATATGCGTTTCCAGAAAACAGAAGTCAGTTCAGAACACACAGAGACGTTACATCAAACACTCCAGCTGGAGGTTCAACACCGTCAATTGACCTTGTTGGACAATCAACTCCTGATAGAGCAATGTACTCAGATGCGTTTCTAATGATTCTGTCAAATAAGAACAATCCAATCCTAAACGTAAATTTTCAAAACGTGTTTCCAACATCGCTAGGCGATCTTAGATACTCGCAGGGTATAACAGATGTTGAGTACATGACTGTTGATGCTACCTTCATGTACCAAATCTACAAATTTGAGAGTGTCTAAATAGAATTGAGCAGATTTGGTAAGCTTTAACAATTATCAAATCTTAGACTTAATTTCTGGTGACAACTCGTTCGAACTCATCAGGGTCAATATAGTACAGAGAGAAACCAAACTGCTCGCTTTTTTTATTATGAGGTAAACATGGATTTAGAGACACTAAAACGAACTGCAAGGGAAGACCTTCCCGTATCTGATCTAGAACACATTGATCAGGAATCTTTTAAAAATCAAATGATCAAACAGAAGTGGTTGGACTACAAGGCTGACTTCGAACTTCTGCTCATCAAATCAAAGACTGACCACCAACAGATGTACCGCGAGAAGTGGGAGTACTATGGTGGTAAGGCAGATGCAAAAGTGTATGCATCCAAACCCTTTGACATCAAGGTTATGAAGACAGACCTTCAGATGTATATTCAATCTGACGATGACATTCTTCGACTCCAAAACAAAATCGGGTATTACGAATCCTGTGTGGACTACTGCAAAGGTGTAATCAAGTCTATCGACAATCGTGGATGGGACATTCGTAATGCAACTGATTGGAAGAAATTTGAAGCGGGTATGATATGATTCATTACACCAACATTCATAATGTTTTTTCTGTTCCTAATACGTTGGAAGAAGGTGTTATTACGAATGAAAGTGGCAAGGTTAAAAGAAAATCAAAGGTATCTTTTATTAAAGATGTTGAAATCTGTAGAGAAATTTTTAACATAATCGATTATACCACACTAATAAATCTGACTGATATTGAACCATTGCAATATTCTGAATATGATGTTGGTGATGAATATGGGTGGCATCGTGACGTTCATGACGAGCCATATTCTAATGGACTAGTTCGAAAGGTATCTTTTTCGACTATTCTAAATGATGATTTCGAAGGTGGTGAATTTGACATTGAGACAAAAAATCCAGAGGATAAAAGAAGATACGAAACATTTAAATCTGAACAATACAACACTATAATATTTCCCGCGCACATGTGGCACAGAGTAAGACCTGTAAAGTCTGGAGTCAGAAAATCTATCGTGGGTTGGTTACTAGGAAGGCCATAATGACTTGGGGTTATCACACTCTTTTTGACTGCGAAGAATGTCCTGTAGAAAAATTTACAGAAGAAAACATTCGATCATTTATATTAAACATCGTAAAAGACATAGGTATGAAATCATATGGCAAACCTATGATTGCTCACTTTGCGTCTCATAATCCTGATGTTGCAGGATTTAGTTTCTGTCAAATGATTGAGACAAGCAATATCACTGGACATTTTGTAGATAAAACTGGTGATTGTTATATCGATATTTTTAGTTGTAAGGACTATGATAAAGGTCTTGCCACTGGAATTATTGTAGACTTCTTCAGCCCCAAAGAAATTAAAATGAAATATATTGAGAGGGGTTAATTGTGCGTATATCAAAAAAGAACGAAGTATATCTAGTCCTAGATGATATGACAGATTCTACTCGACAAGAGTTAGCTGAGTTTTTTACTTTTGAAGTGCCGGGTTTTAAGTTTATGCCCATGTATCGCAATCGAATGTGGGATGGAAAGATACGACTCTTTTCTCCAGCAACAGGTGAGATATACGTTGGACTATTAGAATACATAAAAGGGTTCTGTCAAAAAAACAAAATTGACTATATATTAGAAGAAGGGGTAGAAAATGAGCGGAATGTTGTACGTCAAGTCGTTAGAGATTTTATCAGGTCACTCAAACCCAGAGCTGCCGGTAAATCTATCAAGGTGCGTGACTACCAAATTGATGCAGTACATCACTGTATTGCCAGAAATCGCGCTCTTATCGTTAGTCCTACTGCTTCGGGTAAGTCACTTGTAATATATTCGTTAGTTCGATATTATCATATGATGGGGTTAAAGACCCTGATACTAGTTCCCACTACCTCACTTGTGGAACAGATGTATTCAGATTTCGAAGATTATGGTTGGAGTTCTGGTACATACTGTCAAAGAGTATATCAGGGACATTCTAGTAAAGTTGAAAAAGACGTTGTAATTTCTACATGGCAGTCTGTCTATAAACTGCCAAAGAAGTATTTTGAACAGTTTGGTTGTGTGATTGGTGATGAGGCGCATATGTTTAAGGCTAAGTCTCTTACTGGCATCATGACTAAGTTACACCAATGTAAGTACAGATTCGGTCTTACAGGCACCCTAGACGGGACACAGACGCACCAACTTGTTTTAGAGGGTCTATTTGGTCCTGTTGAAAAAGTGGTGACCACAAAGGAGTTAATTGAGAAGAAATCTCTTGCTAATCTCAAAGTCAAGTGTATTATTTTAAAGCATGAAAATATACGCGAGAGAATGACATACTCCGATGAGCTTCAGTTTCTTGGAGAAAATGAAAGAAGAAACGAATTTATTGCTGGGTTACTTATGCATTTGAAAGGTAACACACTATGTCT